GCTCAGCAGGATAGAGCAGCGGTTTCCTAAACCGAAGGTCGGAGGTTCGACTCCTCTCGGGACCGCCAGTCCATTTTCTCACCTTTTATTTTTCAATGCCTTAGCGCCGTGTTTGTGCAATTGGGTCGCCGTGTTTGTAGCATCGACGTTCTCGCTCTGGCCTCGTAGCTTGGCGATGCCGGAATCGGCCAGCCGCTTGCGGTCGGCGCCTTTGGTGTAAAGCTCCACCATTGCCAGCGTCTTGTGCCCGGAGAGTCCCATGAGTTCTTGCGTGGTTAGCTCCTTCTCGGCGCCGCGCCGCATGGCGGCTTTCTTGAGGCCGTGCAATCGGCAGCGGGACGGCAATCCGGCCTCGGTGGCCCACCTCGCGAAGTCGTTGCCGAGGCCGTACTTCGAGCGCGGCTTGCCGTAGGCCGTCACGATGTAGGTGAGGTGATCTTTCGGCATCGCGTCACATGCTGCTTGCAATTCCGGCGTCGTCTCCATGTCAACGTCGTTGCTGCCGTGTGTTCGCTCGATTCGGATGCGCCCGTTTTTGACGTGCTGCGGGCCGATGCGAACGACCTCGCCGCGCCGCGAGAATGCCTCAAACGCAAATTCCATCACGAGCCGTTGTTGTGTGCCGAGTGGCCAGTGCTTGCGGTACTGCTCGATCTCGTCATCCGTCCACGAATGATGGCCCTTGCTCTTGGGCAGCTTGATGTTGGCAATGCCAGCGGTCGGATCGTCCTTGCGCATACTCGGCACCGCCGATTGCAACAGCGGACGAATGGCCTTGAGCCAGCCGCGCTTGGCGATGGGCTTGTCGATCTCTGCCAGCATTTTCTCGATATGCTCGCGCCGCAGCAACGCGACGCGCTTGTCGCCGTGCTTTTTTCGGAATCGCTCGATGATTGGCTTGCGGCCTTTTTGCGAGTCAGGCTTGAGCGTCGTCCACGCCGATGATTTGTAGTAGACGATGACCAGCGAGTTGATCGTTCCCGGTGACGTTCGGTCGGCGCCGATCTCGCTCGGCTTGTCGGATATTGTCGACAGCGCCGCTTGGTAGGCGAGCATGAACTGCTCCGACTCCGGCTCGCCCGGCAGCGGGATCGCTTTCATTCCTCGGCGGCGAAAGTAGTAGCGCACCCGGCCATTTTTGCGCTTGTGGTTTTTGAAGGCGTTGACGTACTTAAGGTCAAGCTCGACGCGCGCCATGTACCACTCACTCCTCGTCCCACTCGTTACGCTGTTGCCGGTCGGCGCTCGGTTCACCGACTCGCACAGTGATCTTGCCGCCCTCCGTTTCGACGGCACAGGCCTTCTTGCCCGTCGCCGCCTCGACGGCGGCGATCAGACGCTTAACCTCATTGGGACGGAAGCGCCACTTGCCGGAGCTCATAAACACCTCCAAGGGTGCAAAACCTATGCCCCCGGTGCAAATTGAGTCAATCGAAATAATCCAGTAAAATCAATAACCTAAGAGTAAGGCGACCTTACTGCGAGTAAGCGCACCTTACTACTGCATGAAAGAAATGCCCGTTTCCCAAGGGTTTCTTCACCGCCTCACACGCAAGGAAAATAATCAGTGTCAGAAACCCCTGTCTCCGTAGGATAACTTGCATTTTGCGCGTTACGGTAAGCGTAGCTGCTCAAGGCAGTCGCGCAGCAACGCGGCCCGCTCGGCGCGCTCGGCGACGATGGCGTCGGCGACCGTGCGCAGCACGAGCAACGCGCCGACGAGAAAGAGCACGTTGACGACGACGAGCGCCAGTGCCAGCGGATTTTGTCTCAGGCCGTCGACGATGCCACGGGTGAGTCGCAGAGCCATCGTTTCAACTCTCGATCATCGCCACCGCGTTGCCGCTCACGCCAAGGAGAAGGACGTGGATACTTTATCCACCCCCGAGCAACGTATTTCAAAGAAAGGAATAATTGGCGACGGCATCACGCGATCTATGCGCAGCGGGGGGTGGGAGAATCTCCCACGTCACACGGCCTCACACAAAAAAAGTTCTGCTTGCGATGCCTCACGTTGCCGTTCGCGCCAGCGCCGGTTGCGCACCCGGCTGCGGCATTCGTCCGAGCAGAATTTCGCGCTGGCATACTTTTTCGGCTTGAACATCTGGCCGCAGTGCGCGCACTGGCGCGGTGCACACGCGCGGTCGCGGCACCGGCGCGAGCAGTAGCGCCGCGAGTCGCGGATGTCGCGCTCGGGATGGTACTCGGCTTTGTCGAACGGGAGGAATCGCTCGCCGCATTGGACACACGTCAGACCGTGCTCGATCAGCTTTTTCTCGCGCACGGTCGCCAGCATCGCCTTGTACTCGGCGCGGCTCATCTGCGCTTGATGCGCGCGGGCGCCAGCGAAATAGTTGGCGCGCTTGCAGTCATCCGAGCAGAATTTGGCACCGAGGGCGGTGCCCTCGGGCATCGGTTTTGCGCAACGGTGGCAGTAGTACACGTCACCGGGCGCGTAACCGGGATCGGTCCAGCCCGGTTGACCTTCGGCCCATGTCGGGCGCACGGCGCCAAGCTCGACCAGCGCGGCGGCGACGATGCGACCCGAGCGGATGTCGGCGCGATGCCATTGCTCGCCTTCAAGGCAAAACGCGGCGCGCAATCCGGCGCGACAGGCGCCCTCGTATCTGAAATACGGCGCGCCCACGTCCATGATCTCGACGATCTCAGTAATGATCGCGCGGTCGCGTTGTCGCCATCGTCGGAATCTGCCGCCGCGCGCCATCGCCAGCGCCTTTTAGTTTTGCGGCCTCGATCACCTTGGCCTCGTCCACGAGTAGCGCGACGCCGAGGAGGCGATCTTTCCGTTGTCGGACGGGCCGCGTCGCCCTCAGGAATCGGGCGTCGCTTTGGATGCCGTTAAATTGCTACGCCGTTCAATCTCACCGCGACCGTTGCGGCGCTCGCATCGGCGCCCTCGACCGAGACACCGATGAGCGTCGAGCCGGATGCCGCGCAAGCGGTGCCGGTCCAGTAGACTTTGCCGCCGGGATCGATGGCGCTGCCGTCTTTCGGCAGACTGAAAACGCCGACGACCTGCGCCTCGTACTCCTCGCCGCCAACAGCATCGGTTGCGGCCACGCCGAATAGCGAGCCGTACAGAACGCCGTCGCCGCTCGATACGCCAGCGGTGTCGGCAATGAACGTCACGGTGTTTCCCGGTTGCACATAATTTTTCATCAGAGCCATCCTTTGTTCGAGCGCACCGCAATCGTGCGCGGTTTCGATTGTCCGGTCAGGCCAGCGATTTCGCTTTCGAGCGCGGCGATCTGCGTCGCCAGTTCGGCGTCGCTCCTGTACTCGATGCCACGGTCATCTTTGCGCAACGTCGCCACGCCCGAGGCGCGGGTACGCTTGAGCGCGGCGAGTTGCGTTTGCAATGTCGCGAGGTCGCTCATCACTGCCCTGCGTTCTTGAACGCGCCGCGATAGTCCACGGGACCGGCGCCCACGTGCCAATGAACGCGATAGCTCGATCCGAGCCGGTCAAATTCCTGCGAAGTCTCGAAGCGCGGCGCCTCGTATCCCGCGAGCGTCAGGAAGCGGATCACCGGATAGGTTCCCGGCGCGGCAAACAGGAACCATTGCTTTGCGTCCGAGAGTCCGGGTTCGACCGCGATTTGCAAGCGGCCAGCAAACGGATTCACGTCACTAGTGGTCGCTGGCGTGATCGTCGCAATCAGCTTTTCCACGACGACTTGCAATTCGGGCGGCACGAGGATGATCGCGGGCACAAGCCCGAGCGGCTCATCACTGTCCGGCGCCGTCTGCCGCAACATGGCAGTGCGCGCAGCGTCAAGCGTTGTTTCGTCTGGCGGTGCGCCACTCGATGCAAGGTTCGAGTGGTCAAGATGGAAAAGGGCCTTGCCGTCGGACAAGACCGCCGTGAGCGCGGCCAGCAGCACCTTGCGCTTGCGTGACGCGGTGGCAAAGGCAACGTCGCGGATTGATCGCTCAATCGCCCCGAGGTCATCATTGACCAGCAGTTGAAAAGACACGGCGATGGCGCGCGCGTAACTTGAAATGGCCAGCGTTTCGCCTTCCTCGCTCAACGTGCCCCATTTTATTTCGCCCGCCTCGTTGACCGGCTCCAAGCTCGGGAATGAGGTCAGCCGCGATTCCTTGACCGGACGAAAGTCGCGCGCCGTGCCGGTTGCCGCGATGGCGGTGAGGCCGGTATCGGCGACGCGGAATAGCTCGCCGAGGCGCCGGTTCATGGTGTCGCTCAAGATGCCGGGAAAGTCGCTGGTCGTATGGAAGCCCGGCGCCGCGCGCGTCATCATCGCCGAGCGATAAATCTCGCTCGGGCTTTCCGAGCGCAACGTCACGCCGTTGATCCTGAGCGTGTGCGCCATCAGGTCAATTAGCGAGCGGTGCACCAAGTCGCGGGCTGGTCCGTTTGGTGCCGTGCCACTCATGCGGGCGTAAATCGCATCTCCCACCGCGCGCGTCTGCAAGGCCGGGTCGCTGTAATCGGTGCCGACGGCGGAGCGGATCGGGAATTGCCCGCGTGTGACCATTTGATCGAACAAGGCCATGCGCGCTTGATCGAGCGAGGCCTCGCGGTCGATGAGATCGTCGGCCAGCGCCGGGACGTTGGCGCGGCGGGCAAGCTCGCGGATCGAGCGGTTGATCGATGCGCGTCCGCTCGGCTCATGCGAGCGGGTGCGGGCGAGCGGATCGGCGCCGACGGCGACGAATGACACCTCTTTCGGCGTCCAGCGTTTCGCGGTGCGGGTGCGGCGCCCGTTGTCGTTACCGTCGACCCATTGCGCCACCTGATAACCGGCGCTTACCTGATTGATGATGCCCGCCTCGATGTCGCGCACGACCGGCGCAAGCTCGGCGCGCTCGCTTAGCTGAACGGTGGCCACGATTTGCTCGCCGTCGACCCGCGCATCGACCACCGTGCCGATGACGTTATCGATGCCCTCGTGGCGATGGCCGTTGAGCACCGGCGCGCCCCGGAAGGCGGAAAGATCGGGGCCGCGCACGTCGAGAATTTCATCGTACTCGCCGCGCGAATCCTGCCGCGTCACGCGCGAGCCGGTGGCGACGATCACCTCGACGGTGCGAGCGGTGGCGTTGAACGAGCGCGGGCGGATCAGCGCGTCGCGCATTTCCAGTTCGGTGCTGATGTCGCGAGTTAAAAAAACCGCGGTCAACTTTTGTCTATCAGCGGTTGCGTGAAACATTTTATGCTCCTGTTGTGAGCGCCGCAGGTGAGGCGCTTTGGATTGGTCGGAAGGTGTCCGCGTCGATCTCGGCTTGAACGTCCGCTATATCGCGCCCGCGTTCCGCTATGATCTGCGCGCGCGATGCAATGCCCGCATTGATCGCCATGACATCGGCTTGCGTTTCCTTGAGCGCGTCGAGCGACTCGGGTTGCGGGAATAGGAACGTGCTCGCGAAATAGTCGTCGGCGTTGGTCGCAAAATCCGGCGCGCTCAGTCGACCCGAGAGAATTTCCAGCGTGACGACGCGCTGCCACACGCGGTCGAGCAGCACCGAACCGATCAGCGCGCGGATCGCTTTCACGCGCCGATAGAATTGCGAGAAGCCCGCCTTGGCCGACGAATAGTTGACCTGAGACAAATCGCCCGCGAGCAACTCATACGGCAATCCGACGCCAGCGCCGATTGAGCGCAGCAGGTGCGTGAGAAACTGCGGCGCGCCGTCGATGTCGGGAACAGTCGGAAATTGGATCGAGGCGCCGGGCGGCAAAATGCGCACGATTCCGGGTTCGAGACTCAATTCCGCTTTATCGCCGATCTTGGGCGATGCGTCACCGAAGGCAGTGCCGTCGACATCGGTCACGAAGGCGCCGAAAAGCGCCGCCGTGCTCATGCGCGCGGCCAGCGCATCTTGCAGCTTGTCGAGTTCGCTGAGCAACGTGAGCACGGGCGTCAGCCATGAAAGCCCGCGCACCTGTCCCGGAAATTTCGGCTCGTACAGGTGAACGACATCCTCGGCGGGAACGCGCACAGCGGGCCGTGTCAGCGGGCTATCGAGCAAGTCGGGCAAAATCCAATACGCCACACGCTCGCCCGCCGAGTTGAACTCGATGCCCGCGACGATCTCGCCGCCCGCCGTTTCGCGGTTGATCGAGTTGTCGAGTTGCCGCGCGGGCAGGACGCGCAAGCGAAGCTCGCCGCGCGGCGTGGTCACGAATAGGATCAATGTCTCGCCGTCGACCACAAGAGCGCGAGCACCAAGCCGCAGGACGGCACAGAAGTCGAGGCCGTCAGTCCCGGCGCGCGAGTAGAACGTCGCGAAAATATCTTCGAGCGCCGTGCGCACTGCTTCGTTCGGATGTTGCGAGCGCGCGCTCGGGCCGTCGCCGATGAGATTATCGGACCACAACGCGGCGATACGCTCGCCGGTCGGATTGTTTGCGGCGGTGAAATTGGCGCGGGCGGCGATACGCGGTTGCGCGTTGAGCGCGGCAAGCGATGGCGCCCACATTGCCGAAGGAGTGGGCCAACGTGGACCACCGCCCGCCGCCTCGAAGGCGCGGCGTAACAGCTTGACGATGTGGCGACGGATGACGAAGGCCATTGCGGCCTCTCCATCTGGCGGAGTGCGCACTCCGCTCGGGGCATCAGGCGCGCCGTCACGGCGGGCCGAGGCGCTGCCTTATAGCACCTTTCAGGGCGGAGGAAAATCAGTGGTTTTAACGGCGCCCGCAATTTGATCCATCGCAATGCGCTCGCTTGAGCCACGGGCCAAGTTTGCTCAGATTTACATTCGGCCATGCCATGCCCCAAAGAGACTTATGTCTAAGCTCTCAAGAAGCGCTCCTTAGCGAGCGTCCGCGCTGCCGTAAGTGCGGTGAGGAAATGTGGCTTGTTCGTCTCGTGCCCATCACACCGACTACGACCGAGCGAACCTTTCAGTGTCCCGTCTGTGACCGATTCCCCTTTCCAGCGGAAAATACGGAGGCAAAGCAAGCCTAGCCTTGCACTCAAGGCCGCTGCATCCATTGGGACCGGAACGTTGTCGGCGGCGGCGACGGCGGCACCACCGAGGCGACCTCGTGCTCGCGTTGCTCGAACGCCGCAGGATTGAGGCCGAGCGCGGCCTTGGCGGCGAGCGCGTACACGAGGCAATCGAGCGCCTCGGCGGCGTAACCGCTCTTGCGTTCAAAGCGGACAATCGGACGGCCTCGCGTCATACGCACCACGCGGCGCTCGCTCGCGAGTTGCTCGTAATAGACCTCGGTGAGCGTGTGCGAGAAGCGGATCGTTTTCCCGGCGACCAGCCGCGAAATGATCTGTTGCTTGAGCGGGTCGACCCCCACTACGAATAGCCGACCTTTCTTGGTTTTTGCGAGTTGGATCGCCGGACGCCCGAAGCCCGAGTAGCCCTTGCCCGCGAGCACCCGGCGCCCAATGCGCGCGTTGGCGAAGCTCATGACGGCCTCGTAATAGCCCGCTTGGCCAGCCGCATCGATCAGCGCCGCGTCGATCTTGAGCGCGCCGCCGCGCGGATGGCGAAAGCGTTGGTGCAAAACTTTGTCGACCTCGGCCCACGTGTCGGCGTCGCCGGGTTCGCCATAGACGCATTGATGCGCCAGCACGTAGACGGTCCCGTCGCGGGCATGGCCGACGATGGAGGCCTCGATCCTGTCGCCTTGAACGTCGGCGCCGACGGTGAGCGCCAGCACCTCCGGCGGGATGCTGCCGAGGTCGAAACCCTCGGCGCGGCGCGCGAGCGCGGTTTCCTCGATCTCGTCCGCTTGTTCCCGCCACGGCTCCCCGAGCACGGTGTTCACGAAAACCCGGAGCGTCGTCTCGTCGTCTTTCGCCCGCAGGTACTCGGCGGCGAGCTTGCCCCATGCGGCTTGCGGCAGGACGCTCGCCAGCGCGTTAATCCGAAACCCGGCATGACCGGAGCCGCGCTCGCGGCGTTGCGCGCGCCAGCGGCCTTTAGAAAGCATCCGCCGTTTGAATTTTTCCGCGATCAGTGATTTGCAACTCGGGCAGCGCCACGCCGCAAGCTCGGGCTTGCCCTCGGGCCATTCGATGTCGGGCCATGCGATCTCGTGAAACGCCGCGCACTCGGGGCACGGCATTTCCCAAATGCGTTGATCGGATTGCGCGTAGAGCCGCGCGATGTGACTCGTGCTTTCGTCGAGCGGCGTCGAGCCGCACACGATCTTGCGATTGGCAAAGCTCAAGGTCCGCTTTTCGGCCAGAGTCACCGGGTCGCCTTCGGCGGACACCTCGACGGCATCAAGCTCGTCAATCAGCAACACGCGGGCGGTGTGCCGCCGCAGGTTGCGCGGCGCCTTGCCCGCCACGATCTTGAGCGAGCCATCGGGAAAGAGACGATGCAGGAGCGTGTTGCGATCCGAGCGGCCCGGATGCGGCATCGGCAGGTGATCGCGCAAGGCCGGGGAATCCTCGAATAGCGGCTCGATGTCGGACACCATGAGATCGCGGCAATCGGCCTCGGTCGGCATCAGCACGAGGATCGGCGCTGGTTCGCGCACGATGAAATGCGCCAGCGCGGACACCATGACGGTGGAATAGCCGACGCGGGCTGATTTGAGCACCGTGACGCGCTCGATCTTCGGATCGGCAATCGCGGCGGCGATGCCGCGCTGATACGGATAGAGCTTGATCGGCCCCGGCTCGGCGGCGATGCCAGCGGGCAAGCGGACGTTTTTCTCTATCCATGCCGGAAGCGGCGGATGCTTGGACCTTATGCGAACCATGACGAAAACATATACGGGACGGGCGATTTTGTTCATGCCGCCCAATGTCCGCTTTCGCGGTTGCTATCGGGGGCAAAGCGGACATGCCTTTTTGCACCGCACATGTCTGCTTTTGACCCGAAGCGGACATCAGTTCGACCGCTCAGTAGCCTGTTTTCGAAGCGCACGGACCTTTCCCCGTGCAGGTTTGGGCCGCTACGATGCCCCGGTCTAAGAGGAGGCATCCAATGGATTCAGCCTTCGTTCAACAGTCAACGACGTCGCTCAGAGAGAAACTGATCGGAACTTGGGATCTTGTCTCGAACTACGCAGTGCGGCAGGACGGTTCTAGATTGGATACTTT